CCGGCCGCATCGCCTGGGCGCTTTAACTATGGGGCGGAGACCCCGGGCAAGATTGGGCGAACAAGTTGGTGAAACAAATGAACGCCGCAGACGAGGAGAGAACGATGAGCAACGCAGTTGAACGCCGCAGCCTGTTGATCGAAGAGAACGCCGACGCCGCCGTGCCGATGCTCGCAGTCGAGAAGCGAAGCATCGAAGGCGAAGACGAGAAGGAATACATCGTGGGCTACGCGGCCCGGTTCGGTGTGCGGTCGCTCCTGCTCGGCGACTTCTATGAGCGGATCGACCCCGCCGCGTTCGGACTCGTCTCGGAGCGACGCGGCCGCAAGAAGAAGCTCGAAACGCGGGCGCTCTTCAATCACGACTCGAACTACCCGCTCGCCCGCTATCCGCGAACGCTCTCCCTCACGGTGGACGAGGTCGGGCTGCGGTATGAGTTCCCAGTGCCAGACTCAACATACGGGCGGGATCTGGCGAACAACATTCGCGACGGCATCGTGCTCGGATCATCATTTGCGTTCACCGTTGCGAAGGGCGGCGATGAGTGGGCGATCGAGGACGGGCAGAGCGTGCGAACGATTCGCTCGGTCGATTCGCTTCTTGATGTCGGCCCATGCACGTACCCGGCCTACGGCGACGGCGGGCTCGAAGTCGCGCAGCGTTCGCTTGAACAGTTCCGCCAGCAGCGCGAGGCGGTGGTCGCCAAGCGTGTGCAGTCGGCCGCGAAGACCGCAGAGTTCCGCGAGTATCTGAGGTCTCATGGCCGCTAAGTCCGGCGATTCGTGCCCGAATTGCAAGATCGGAAAACTCCTCGTGGCGTCGAGTCAACGCCAGGGCGAGTACCAGATTCGGTACTTGCGGTGCCGGTGCGGCAACACCGACAAGCACGTTCTTCCCTCCGCCGAAGTGCGGCGTGCGAAGCCGGCAGCCTAGCCCTTCTTTACTGCCCCGCCTTGCGTGTGCTGCAAGGGGTGGGGGCGATCTCCATAGGTTCAAGGGTAGAGCGACGGCTGTAGCCGACGCGACCCGAACACAGGAGACGCTCTCGTGGCTGTCGAAAAGCTCAAGGCTCTGCTCGATGAACTGGCGGCCGTGGTCGCCGAGATGGAGACGATGACCGAGGACGCCCCCGAGGGCACCGAAGCCGAGCCGATGAGCGAGGAGATGGAGGCTTCCCTCCGTTCCCTCGAAGCCAAGGCCGACAAGCTCCGCGAGCGGATCGAGTTCCTCCAGCGAGTCCAGACCAAGCACGCCGACCTTCGCTCCGTTCTGGAGCGGTCGGCTCCCGCGAAGGCTGTCGAAGCCACCCCCGAGACCAAGGAGACCGCCGTGGAAAAGCGCACCGAGTACGCGATCCCGAAGGCCAATCACAACCTCCGCGCCTTCCGCGACAACGAGACGGCCTACCGCTTCGGTATGGCCCTGAAGGGCTTCCTGTTCGGCGATGCCGAGGCTCGCCGGTGGTGCAGGGATCACAACGTCGAGACTCGCGTCCAGGCTTCTGGCGTGAACTCGCTCGGCGGTGTCCTCTTGGCCCCGGAACATGCGACCGAGATCGTGCGTCTTGTCGAAGAGTTCGGCGCGTTTCCGCAGTACGCCCGCCGGGTCAACATGAATTCCGACACGCTCGTGATCGCTCGTCGGACGGGTGGCCTCGCCGCTCGCCCGGTCGGTGAAAACGTCGAGGTGACGGCTTCGGACGTGACGTTCGACAACATCGAACTGAACGCGAAGATCTGGGGCGTGGCGAACCGCGTCCCGAACTCGCTGCTCGAAGACTCGATCATCGACCTTGCTGATGCAATGGCAGTCGAGACGGCCCAGGCTTTCAGTGAAGCCTTCGACAACTCGGGCTTCATCGGTGACGGCACGTCGGCTTACCACGGAGTTGAGGGTATCTGCCCGAAGATTCTGAGGGCCGACTACTCGGCTTCGGTTGTGACGGCGAGCGGCAATGACACCTTTGACGATCTGTCGCTGAAGAACTTCACCGACCTGATCGCGAAGCTCCCGCTCTACGCCCGCCGGAATGCGGCGTTTTACGTGAGCCCGGTCGGCTGGGGTGCCGCGATGCTGCGGCTCGCCATGCTGCCCGGCTCGTCGGGTGCAACCATCGGTGCCGGTGGCACGAACTCCAGCAACGTCGCTGCCGGTTTCGGCGAGACGTTCCTGGGCTACCCGGTTCGCGTCGTGCACAGCATGGAGTCAGGCCTGACCGGCACGACCGGCAAGGTGGCCGCCCTGTTCGGCGACCTGTCGCAAGCCGCCACTTTCGGCGAGCGTCGGGCGATCAACATCCGCACGGCTTCTGAGCGGTATATCGAGCTCGACCAGACCCTCACGTTCGCGACCACTCGCAACGCGATGGTCGTGCACGATCTCGGCTCCACCACGAAGGCCGGCCCGGTGGTCGCCCTCAAGTTCGGCTGATCTTCTGACCTCTCTCACTAGGAGTTTCTGACCCCATGAATCACGTTGCTGCTACGAAGAGCGTCAGTTCTGCCGCACTCGCCGTGACGAGCGCCCAGACGGCCTCGCTGGAGATCGACACCCTCGGCTACAACCACGCGTCGATCGACGTGCTGTTCAGCCCGTTCACCGCTGCGGCCAACCCCACGACCGCCGCTACGGTGCTCCGGGTTGCCCACAGCGACACGACCGGCACGAGCGGCCAGGCGAACGTCTCGGGGTTTGTCGGCGGCACCGATTTCACGGTGGCTGCTGGCAACACCGCGGTCTCGGCCCTGGGCTACTCGCACCGGTTTGACATCGACCTCCGCGGCAAGCGTCGCTACCTCACGGTGTACGCGACGCCTGCCAGCACGTGCGGCGTTGTGACCACGGCTCGCCTGTCGAAGGGCGAGGCGGGTCCGACCGGCGCGGCTGCCAAGGGTGTTGTGACCCAGGCCGTCGGCTGAAACTTGACACTGCGGGCAATCTAAGCGGCGGGCGTGGCAGCGTGTCACGCCCGCCGTTTCTTTTGGAGAGGTGCCCATGCTGGTTCAAGTTGGCGATACAAAGGTCGAAGTGCGGTGCGAGGCGATCCTGTCCGGCCCGCGTTTCGGGCCGCTCATCAACATCTTCGGCTTCATCGAAGCGATGATGCCGCTGCACATTCGCCCGACACTTGGACAAGGGGCCTACTGGTCACAGGTCGTCACCCGGATGCTTGAAAATTTTGAGCCCACGACGGAATACATCATCACGCTCGATATGGATTCCTTCGTGTCGAAGTCTGACATCGAATGCCTCTTCGCCCTGGCGATGACGTTCCAATGCGACGCCCTCGCGCCGCTCCAGGTGAAACGCGAGGACGGTCGCCCGATGTTGACCTTGCTCGACACGCTCGACAATCCGCCCGAAGGCGGCGTCACCGAAGTACCGATCGAATGGTTCGGAAAGCCTGTGCAACAGGTAGACACCGCCCATTTTGGCTGCACGATAATCTCCACCGCTGCCCTGCGGCGCATGTCGAAGCCGTGGTTCTATGAGACGCCAGATCCCAGCGGCGGGTGGGGCGACGGGCGGCGCGACTCCGACATCGCGTTCTGGGCCAACTTCAAGGCGAGCGGCAATCGCCTCTACGTGACGCCGCGCGTGGCGATCGGTCACGGCGAGTATGTGATCACGTGGCCCGGCAAAAACTTTGGTGCCCCGGTCTACCAATACACAACCGAGTGGCAGCAAACGCGCAAGCCGCCCGAATCTGCATGGAGGGTGCCTCAAGAATGAAAATCAGAATGGCGAAGGTGTACGGTGCGTACACGAAAGGCGAGATCGTCGAACTCCCCGAGCGGCAGGCGGAATCGCTGATCGCTTGGGAGTACGCGACGCGAGTCGATGATTCGCAGCAGTCGCTCATCGAGACGGCTGCGGTGGAGCCGGTGGTCGAGACGGCGGACGTGACGCCGCGGAGGCGAAAGAAATGAACAAGCGATACCGCAGTCTTCGCCGCACGGCAGCCCCGGCGGTAGAGCCCGTGACGCTGACCGAAGCGAAAGCCCACTGCCGCGTCGATTCGACGGCAGACGATACCCTGCTCACGAATTTGATCGTCGCCGCCCGTGAGCTCGTCGAAGACTACATCGACCGCTCGCTCGTGACGCAGCGGCTCGTGATGACGCTCGACCAGTTCCCGCCCGAGATCGAACTGCCGCGCCCGCCGATGAGCGACAGCGGAACGACCACGGCGGTAACGGTCACGTACACCGTCAACCAGACGGGGCAGACCACGACGCTCTCGACCACCGAATACCGCGTGGATCGAAACTCCACGCCGGGCGTGCTGCGAAACCTGTACGGCGGCACGTGGCCCTCGAACCTCGACGATCCGAACTCAATCACCGTCACGTGGTGGGCTGGCTATGGTGCGGCGGCCGATGTGCCGCAGCGAGTGAAGTCGGCGGTGCTGATGACGATCCTCGAACTCTACGAAAAGCGCGGCGACGGGCAGATGCCCGACGGGGCGAAGCGGCTGCTCGATACCGTCTCGTGGGGATCGTACTCGTGACGCTGAACGCCAATATCTTGTTCTCGCTCGTGGCGAACGAGACCGACGCGGGCGACTACGCGAAGGATGTTCGCACGACGAAGGTGGAAGACTTTATTGAGTTCACTGATGGCACAGGGGCACGGCAAGCACAAGTCGTGTGGAGCAACAAAGGAACCGTATCGCCTTCACAGAATTTGCTACTCAATCCATTGCAAGGAATGTCGGGGCTGGCTGACGAACGAGGAAGCGTCAACCTGTCGTCTATCAAGGCTGTTTTTTTCAAGAATGCAGGAAGCGTTACGGTTGTGATTTCATTTCAAGACTTCTTATCTGGCCCTCCGTTTGGTCTTGGCGAAGTTTCACTCAAGGAAGGCGCGTCTGCTTTTTTTTACGACGTTTCTGCTGACGGTGTCGCCACCGCTGGCGGATCTCTGTATGTAAGCAATTCAAGTTCATTGAGCTCTGCCGCTTACGAAATCGTCCTCATCGGCGAGGGAACAATCACATGAGCCTCACCGCTGAAGTGCTCGCGTCGGTCGTGGCCCGCGAGACGGGCACGGGCGATCTCGTCGTGAACTCGCGATTGACGAAATACGATTTCTTCCGCGAGTTCGCCGACGGCACCGGAGCGAACCAGGCCCAGGTCGTGTATTCCGACAACCGCACGGCGGCATCGGGATCGTTTACCGTGCTCTTATCGGCGATCTCCGACACCCGTAACGGCTCGTCGGCCCTGGTGCAGTTCTCGGCAGTGAAAGTCATCATGGTGAAGAACACGCACGCGACGCACACGATCACGCTGACGGGTGCGTTCTCTGGCGTGGTCAAGCCGGGCGGCGTGTTCCTGCTTGTCGATCCCTCCGCGGCTGGAGCGTCGCCGTCGTCGCTGTTCTTCGAGACCACCACCGGGGCGACCTACGATCTCGTCGTGATCGGGGAAGGCACCGTCACATGATCGACGCCGGGCAACTCCGCGAGCGGATCACGGTAGAGCAGCCGACCGAATCGCGGAACCGGCTGGGCGAGACGACGTACACGTACTCGTCATTCGCAGAGGTGTGGGCGAGCGTCACGGGCGTGACGGCCCGGGAGTTCCTCTTGGCGAACACCCAGCAAACGGAGATCACGCATCGGATACGGATGCGGTATCTGACCGGGCTCACGAATCAGATGCGGATTTCGTGGCGTGGGCGAACGCTTCAGATCATCTCGGTGCTGGAGCGGGAGAACCGGAGTGAGCACGAACTGATCTGCTCGGAGACCGTCTGATGGCTGTCGGCGGCGTGCAGTTGAATATCAACACGGAGGAGTTGCGCGGCTTCCGCGAGAAGCTGCGGGAGTTCCTGCCGCCGCGGCAGGCATCCGAAGTCATCGGCGACGCGGTGCGGAAGGCGATCCAGCCGATGACTCGCAAGCTCCGCGAGATCACGCCCGTCGGGCCGACGGGCAACCTGAAGCGGGCGGTCACGTCGAAGGTTGTGAAGTACGCTCAGAGCGGCGTCGCGGTTGGCATCGTTGGCTTCACCCGGGCGGGCGACAGCCCGACGGCATCCGCAGCCGGCGGCACCGTGCGTGTCGGCAAAGACCGAGCCTTCCACCAGTGGCTCCTCGAGTTCGGGACGAAGCGACGCGTGCTCACGCGAATCTCGAACAAGCCATATCAACGAAAAAGCCCCACGACGCCGTTCACCCGCACCCGCCTGGGGCAACAGGAGACGGTTCGCGGCAAAGGTGTGGTGCATTGGGTGAGCGGGCAGAACGCCGTGATCGCCAGTTCGTTCAACCGCCTCGGGCCATTCCAGGTCGTGAGGAACGAAGACCGGGACGGTGTGCAAACGAACCCGGCGTACCCTCGCGCGTTTTTCAAGAAGGCCAAGAAAGGCCAGCCGCTCATCATCGAAGCCTCGCCGGCTGGCGGCATCAAGAACATCCCGCCCGTGCAGACCGCGTTCGACCAGACGCAGGGAGAGATCGCCGCCATTCTTCAGCGGGAACTCGGGCTCTCGCTCGCGGAGGCGTGGTCTGCTCTGCGGTATCGCGACCTCGGCAGCGTCTCTGGCACCGACACACTCGGGCCGGGCTAACCCTGCAAGGGAACGGGGGCCACGCCGCATGATGCGGATATGGCCCTCCGCTCCCCCGAAGCCGCGATTCGTTCCGCCCTGGTCGCCGACGCCGACGTGGCGAATCTGTTGGGCACCCGGATCTTCCCGGTGATCGCCCCCGCCTCCGCGGCGGTGCCGTTCGCCACCTACCGCCGCAGTGCCGTACAGCGTTCCCAGAGTCTTTCCGGCCCGACGGGCGTGACCACCGTGGTCCTCGCCCTCGACCTCTACGCGGAGAGTTACGAGGCAGTAAGGGATCTCGCCGACAAGTGCCGGCTGGCGCTGGATGGGTACGGGGGCACGTCGCCAGAATCGGTAATAGTCGAGAACACGTCGCTCGACAACGAGGCAGACGGGTTCGCCCAACTCGCCGGCGGCGAGGCACCACCGCTTTACTCGGTTTCACAAACGTATTCGATCCTCTGGCAGGAGCAATAAAAAATGTCGACCACCCCGCACAGCGGAACCGGAACCGTCATTCGACTCGGCAACGTGGTCTACTCGGCGACGAACATCGTCATTTCGAACACCGACCCCCAGGCTGACGCCGAGAAGATCGACATCAGCCACCTCGGGCTCTCGACCGGCAACGCTATCGCCACGATCGACCGACCGCTCCAAGGCTCGACGAGCGACACTGGCCGCACGGTGCAATTCGACTACCTCGGCAACGTGGTGATCGCCGACGCTTCGACCGGCACGTGCACGATCACGGTGGGTGGGTCGGCGGTCGGCTCGTTCTCAGCCCTTGCCTACACGGTGAACGCCTCGACGCTGACGCTCGCCCTGAACGACGCGATCCGTGGTCAAGCCACCCTGCGGGTCGCCCGCGTCTAGTTGCCGTGGCGGAGGCCCGTCATGGCAACTTATTGCACGGGCGTTAGCGCAATCTGGAACAGCGTCACTCTCGGTGAAGTCACCGAGATCGACGCCACCATCGGCGGCAGCCTCC